TAAAATGCAGCATCAGTAGCAGGTACAGTATTATTAACTGAAGCAGCAATTGTTGAAATAAATTTAGACAAAAATCAAAGTGATCCAATGGCTGGAATGGCTAATATGATGTAATATGGAACAAGTAGAAAAAAATATATTAATAGCAAAGCGTGTCCCACCTGGGGACCGCTGGTCACTACTTAATGAAGATAAAGTTTATACTTCACTAACTGAAACATTAGAAGCACATTTTAAAAAGTCAGGAGTAGGATGTGATTTTAGACTTTCACCATTAAAAGGTGAATTACATATGATATCAACTGAAGAAATTACTCCTGAACCGCCTAAAAAATTCAACATTTACGGTGATTATTAAATTTGGCTTTCTAAAAAAAGTTTTGTATATTTAATTAAAATAAAAGTTATGTCAAAAAGATACTCCTAACATATATTGAAAATATTTATAATAAAATGACTTATATATATCTTGTTGAAAAATGTTTTGGAGATCCTAATAAAATATATGTTGGTAAAACAAAAGGATCTAGAAAAAGTAATCATAAAAAAACCTATGGAGATCAAATTAAATATTCTATTATTGATAAAGTAAATTCACTTAAATATAAAGACTGGGAGCCATTAGAAACATTTTGGATAGAGTATTTTAAATTTTTAGGTTTTATAGTAGTAAATAAACGTAAAAAAGGTGGAAGCGGTTCTGAATTTTGTACTAAAGAAACTCGTGATAAAATTAGTAAAGGAAATTTAGGTAAAAGTAGGCACACATTTATATCAAAACAAAAAATAAGTCTTAAATTAAGAGGTAAACCTAAATCTGAAGAAACTAAATGTAGGATGAGACATCCAAAATTATCATCTGAAAAGATGAAGAGACCTAAATTAACATCTAAAAAAGGACCAGAACATAAAACATATGGAACTAAAAAACCTATTAGTTTTGGAGAAAATTTAAGTAAACAAAGAAAAGGAATACTTAAACCTAACTTAGGATATAATATAAGTAAAGGAAAAATAGGAAAAGGTCTTATACCTATTATACAATATGATTTAGAAGGAAATTTTATAAAAGAATGGAAAGGTATAGTAGAAGCAGAAAAATTTATAAAAGGAGATATAGGAGCATGTTGTAGAGGAATTCAAAAAACAGCTGGAAAGTATGTTTGGAAATTTAAAAATCCTTAAATATATTTAAATAAAAGTTATATGAATAAAAAAATTAATTACATATTAAATGAAAAATATAGACCTGATACTTTAGAAGGATATATTTGTAAAGATGAAATTAAAATTAAGTTTCAAGAATTTATAGTTGCTAATCAGATTCCTCACCTCCTATTCGCAGGTAAACCAGGTGCAGGTAAAACAACAATTGCTAAAATATTAGTTAAAAATATAAATTGTGATTACTTATACATCAATGCTACTGATGAACGTTCAATAGAAGTAATGAGAGACAAAGTAGGAGCATTTGCTGCTGCTGGATCATTTAAACCACTTAAAATAGTAATTTTAGATGAAGCAACTCATTTACTTCAAGCATCACAGGTTATACTGTTAAACATGATGGAAACATATAGTTTAACTACTCGTTTTATTTTAACAGGAAATTATCCAGAACGATTAATTGATCCACTAAGAAGTAGATGTCAAGAATTTGATTTACAACCACCGTCTAAAAAAATAATAGCCCAACATATCTCAGTTATTTTAGATAAAGAAAATATTGAATATGAAATACCTGATTTAGTTGCTATTATAAATAAATACTTTCCTGATTTTAGAAAAATTATTAATAACTGTCAAAAATATACTATAGATGGTGCTTTAAGATTAGACACAATGTCTAACACAGATGATAACTATCAAAGTAAAATATTAGATGAATTAAAAAAACCGTCTATAAAATCGTTTAATGCTATTAGACAACTTATTGCTAATGCTGAAACAGATGATTTTGAATCGATGTATGTGTTTTTATACAATAAATTAAGTGAATATGCTAACGGAAATGAAGGCATAATTATATGTCATTTAGAAGAATATATGTACCATGCAACATTTAGAATAGACAAAGAAATTAATATTATGGCTTGTATAGCTAAAATATTAGAAACTATATCAACTAAAAAAACCATATGAAAGAACAAGGAACAAAAATGAATGTAGACATTAAACAGTCTACTCCAATTAAATCAGAAGATGGAAATCAAGTATTTCAAGAGGCTGTAATTTTAAGAAAAATGAGTAAATTTTTAACAGGTACAAGTGAGGATGCAGTTATTCCAATTCCTGTATTTATTGATTTAAAAACAGGTAAAATTTTAACTGAATTGATGCCTAAAGAATTAAAAGTAGAATATGAAGAGTACAACAAAAGTATCTAAACCTAAAGTATTTTCTATATTTGATTTTGTAAAAGCAATAATTGATACAAAACAATCTTGGGAATCATTTACACCAGAACAGCAAAAATTATTTAATGGATATATGATTAATAAATTTTTAAGCATGAATTCAAAATATATTGAAACTGTAAATTATGTTCAAGGTTTAGATATTAAAGACAATAAGAAAATATATGAAGTATATTGTTGGATGATTCCACAATCAAAAAATACATTTTCACCTTTTATAAAATCAACAACTAAAAAAGTAATTTTACCTGAATTGTCAAAATATATTTCTGAACATTTTGAATGTTCAATAACTGAAGCAGAAGAATATATTACATTAACAGGTAAAGATTTTGTAGAAGATATTTTAGTTAAACAAGGTATTAATGAAAAAGAAATTAAAAAACTAATTAAAAATGGCTAAAGAAGAAATGTCTGTTATTGAACAGCTAGAAAAAGAATATCCTACAATTGCTCAAGGATACAAACAAATAATTAAAGAACAATATACTTTATTTGCTCAAAAACACTTAGACTATGGTTTAACTAATGTAGCAGCAGGTACACAATTAGCAAATGATGAAGAAAAACAATTTGCTTTAACAGGTCTATTTTTTAGATTAAATGATAAAGTAAGTAGATGGAAAAATCTTATTGTAACTAAACAAGTAGCTAAAAATGAAGCATTAACTGACACATATCAAGACATTACTAATTATGGTATTATAGCTCAATTAGTAGAGAGAGGATTATGGAAAAAATAAATGGCAAAAACTCTATCAATAATTAAACAAATACAGGAATATAAACCTATAACTGTTGATTTAGCATTTCAAAAAACTATATCATTTTCACAGTTGTCAATGTATTTGTCTTGTCCTAAAAAATGGTCATTACAATATAGAGACGGACATAAAATACCTAGTTTCTCTATTAACATGACTTTTGGAACAAGTATGCATGAAACACTACAAAATTATTTACATGTAATGTACACTGAAAGTGGAGTAAAAGCAGATGAAATAAACATAGAGGAATACTTTGAAGATAAATTTAGAGAAAATTACACTAAAGGATATAAGGACAATAAAAGTACCCATTTTAGTAATTCAGAGGAAATGAGAGAATTTTATAATGATGGACTTGCTATTTTAGATTTTATTAAGAAAAAACGAGGAGAATATTTTACTATTAAAGGATGGCACTTAGTAGGAATTGAAATTCCAATTGTTATAGCGCCTAATAAAACACATAACAACGTTTTATTTAATGGATTTATTGACTTAGTAATGTATCATGAAGGAACAAATAAATTTGTTATATACGATATAAAAACAAGTACTCGTGGGTGGGGAGATAAAGAAAAAAAAGATCAAATCAAACAATTTCAAATATTACTTTATAAATCATTTTTTAGTGAACAATTTGGAGTGCCTGAAGAAAATATTGATGTAGAATTTTTTATTGTAAAACGTAAAATATGGGAAGAAAGTGAATTTCCTCAAAAAAGAATTCAACAGTTTGTACCTGCAAACGGAAAAACTAAAGTAAAAAAAGCAAAAACAGCTTTAGATACTTTTATAAATGAAGTATTTAATTTAGACGGTTCATATAAATCAACAGATTTTCAAGCTATTCCAGCAAAACATAATTGTACTTATTGCTCTTATAAAAATAAAAAAGAGTTATGTGATAAGGCGATTCTTAAATAATATATACATATTTATTATTATATATATATAATTTAATATTATGGAAGAAAACAATACACAACTAACATCAGTTAAAGTAAATTGTGATTTATTTGACAATTTTAAAATAGAGTGCGTTAAAAGAAAATTTTCATTAAATAAGCTTGTAAATCAAGCAATGGATTTATATCTTAAAGACGAAAATTTTAGAAAACAAATTACTAACAATCAATTAAAAATCAACGACTAAAAAAGTTTTTATGAAAGAAAGTTTTGCTTATGTTCCTCAAAAGGAGAGGAAAAAAATTTTATTAATTTGTGATGACATTAGAGCTCATTCAGGTGTATCTACTGTAGCTAGAGAAATAGTACTTCATACTGCCCAACATTTTAATTGGGTAAACATAGCTGGAGCTGTAACACATCCTGATAAAGGAAAGAAATTTGATGTGTCAGCAGAAACAGGTAAATTAGCAGGTATAGATGATGCTAGTGTATTTTTATATCCATCTGATGGTTATGGAGATACTTCACTTATTCGTACTTTAATTAACTTAGAAAAACCAGACGCAATAATGTTAATTACTGATCCAAGATATTTTACTTGGTTATTTAATATTGAAAATGAAATTAGGAAGAAAATGCCTATTATTTATTTAAACATTTGGGATTCACCATTTCCTTATCCATTGTGGAATAAAGATTTTTATGAATCATGTGACGCATTATTAGCTATTTCTAAACAAACTAAAAACATTAATGAAGTTGTTTTAGGTGATAAAGTAAAAAATAAAATTATAAAATATCTTCCTCATGGTTTAGATTCAAACAATTATTTTCCTATTACACCTGAATATTCAAAGTATAATGAATTTAAAGAATTTAAAAAACAACTATTTAGAGATAAAGAATTTAATTTTGTGACATTTTTTAATTCAAGAAACATTCGTCGTAAACAAATTCCAGATACTATTTTAGCATTTAGAATGTTTTTAGATAAATTAACAAAAGAAGAAGCAAATAAATGTTGTTTGTTACTTCACACTGAATTAGTAAGTGAACACGGAACAGATTTACATGCGGTAAAAGAATATTTATTAGCTGATTATCCAAACGCTATAATAATTCATCAACAGCCTTTAGGAGTAGAACAAATGAATTGGTTGTATAATTACTCTGATCATCAAATTTTATTAACAGATAATGAAGGATGGGGTTTAAGTTTAACAGAAGCATTATTAACTGGAAGACCTATTATAGCTAATTGTCAAGGAGGTATGCAAGATCAAATGCGTTTTGAAGATGAAAATGGAAAATGGATTGATTTTAGTATTGATTTTCCATCAAACCATAGAGGTACTTATAAAAAACATGGTTCATGGGCATTTCCAGTTTATCCATCAAATATATCAATTCAAGGATCTCCTCAAACACCATACATTAGCTCAGATAGAGTTAAACCAGAAGATGCCGCTGAAGAAATTGCTAAATTATATTATATGTCTGCGGAAATTAGAACAAAACTTGGTTTAGAAGGCAGAGAATGGGCAATAAGTGATGAGGCTGGTTTTACAAGTAAACATCAAGCAAAACGTTTTATTGAATTTATAGATGAATTATTTAAAACTTGGAAGCCAAGAGAAAAATATGAATTAATTAACGCAACACAATATCAACCTGATATAACAAGAAAACATAAATTAACTTACTAAAAATAAATCAATGAATAAATCGTTATGTGTAATAAGTTGTCCTATTGACACTTATAGTGGTTATGGAGCTCGTTCTCGAGATTTAGTTAAAGCCATTATTGAATTAAAAAAAGATGAATGGAATATAAAAATTCTACCTCAACGTTGGGGTGACTGCAGTTGGGGTTTTATTAATGACAACCAAGAATGGTTATTTTTAAATGAATATATTGTAGATTCATCTCAAATAAATGTTCAACCTGATACTTGGATACAAATAACTGTACCCAATGAATTTCAAACGTTAGGAAAATACAATATTGGAGTTACAGCAGGAATTGAATCAACTATTTGCCCTCCAGAATGGATTGAAGGAGTAAATAGAATGAACACAACATGGATTTCATCTCAACATTCTAAAAATGTATTTGAAAATTCTAAATTTGAGAAGAAAGATCAATCTGGAAAAGTAGTAGGAATAGTTCAATTAGAAAAACCAATAGAAGTAGTATTTGAAGGAGCAGATTTAAATACATATAAAATACTTGAAGCAAAAAATATTACTAATATTGATTTAAAAAATATTAAAGAAGCATTTTGTTATTTATTTGTAGGTCATTGGATAAACATTCAAGCACCAATAGGTGAAGATAGAAAAAATGTAGGATTATTAATTAAAGCATTTTTTGAAACATTTAAAAATAAATCAAGTTCAAATATACCTGCTTTAATTCTTAAAACATCAAGTGCTGTTAATTCATATATGGATAGAGAAAATATCTTAAAAATGATTAATGCAATTAAAAACACAGTAAACTCTAAATTATTACCTAATATTTATTTACTACATGGAGACTTTTCAGATTCAGAAATTAATGAATTATATAATCATCCAAAAGTAAAAGCTATGATTTCATTAACTAAAGGTGAAGGTTTTGGTCGTCCACTACTTGAATTTAGTTTAGTTAAAAAACCAATTATAGCAACAAATTGGAGTGGACATATTGATTTTTTAAGTAAACAGTACACTACTTTAATTGATGGAACATTAACACCTGTACATCCTTCAGTAGCAAATCAATTTTTACTTAAAGAAAGTTCTTGGTTTAGTCCAAACTTTTCAGAAATAGGAGAAACATTAAATGATGTGTTTAAAAACTATGATAAACATTTACCGTGTGCTCGTAAACAAACTGAGTTAAATATTGAAAAATTTAGTTTTGATGCTATGAAAGAGGTTATTAAATTAGAATTAAATAAATTACCTGAATTTCCTAAACAAATTCAACTTAAATTACCTAAATTAACTAAAATATAATGAACGATAACTTAATCATATGTCCACACTGCGGCTCAGATGCTTGCTATGTGACTGAAAATTCTCCTACAATCAAAACATATTCTTGTTTTGGTTGTGGATTTACAACAAATTCTTTAATGAAAGAAGGAGAAGAATTTTATACTCAACAGATGGATGTGTTGCCTGATCTTTATAAAGATGTATTATTTACAGATGAAGATGGGAAGATATGGATGCCTGTAACTATTAATTTACCTCAAAGTGGAATGGTATTTTACAATGGTACAAATAAAGAAAATGCTAAATGGGCTGGAGTAAAAGCAGTTAAAGTAGAAGAAGCAGAAAAAGAAAAATATCCAATTAAAGGTAAATCTGGAGAATTTTATGAATGGAGAATGGATATGACTACTATAAAACCTTTTGAAATGAAAGATTTTATGGAAGCTTTATCTTATATTGGAGTTTTACCAGAATAAATAGGCTTACTAAAAAAAGTTTTGTATATTTAGATAATATGAAAATCAGTTATGCTATTACAGTGTGTAATGAGTTTGTAGAGATACAACGCTTATTACATTTTCTGTTAAAAGAAAAACGTCCTCAAGATAATATAGTAGTATTATATGATGAGACAAATGGAGATCCTGAAATAGAATCATTTTTAAGAACACACTCAGTTAATAATGAATACTTTTGGTATAAAGCACCTTTTAATAATCACTTTGCTGATTGGAAAAACTTACTTACATCATATTGTTCAGGAGATTATATATTTCAAATAGATGCAGATGAAATGGTTAGTGAAACATTAATTAAAAACTTACCTGATATATTAGAATACAATCTAAACAATGAAGTTTATTTAATTCCTAGAATTAACACAGTAAGTGGATTAACACAAGAACATATTAAAAACTGGGGATGGAGTGTAAATCAAGATGAATGGATAAATTTTCCTGATTATCAATGGAGAATTTATAAAAACGATCCTAAAATTGTTTGGGTAAATAAAGTACATGAGCGTTTATCAGGATTTAATACATATGCTAACTTACCATCAGCAGTAGAGTACTGTTTATTACACCACAAAACAATAGAAAAACAAGAAAAACAAAACAATTATTATAATACATTATGAAGTTACATTTAGGTTGTGGAACAAAACATCTTAGTGGATATACTAACATTGATATTAGATATTTACCTGGAGTAGATGAAGTAAATAATATTCGTTTTTTACGAAATTATAAAGAAAATACAGTAGATGAAATATATGCTTGTCATGTTTTAGAACATTTTGGTAGATGGGAATATAAAGAAGTACTTAGACGTTGGTTAGAAATTTTAAAACCAGGAGGACGGTTGCGTTTAGCAATTCCTAATTTTAGTGCTATTTGTTCTTATTATGTTAAAACAGGTGATTTAAAATCATTAATTGGACTACTTTATGGTGGTCAAGATTATGATGAAAATTATCATTATATTACTTTTGATTATAATACTTTGTCTAATGATCTAAGAGAAATAGGATATAAAACTATTGATACTTGGAATGAACTAAACTATCCAATAGATGATTTTAGTAAATCATATTTACCACATATGGATAAAAATGGAATATTAATGAGTTTAAATATATTAGCAATAAAATAACATGGAACATTTTTATAAAAATTTAGGAGAAGAATGGTTTACATACCCTGAACTCTACACTTACATAGTAAATAAATTTCCAACTAACTCTCACTTTGTTGAAGTAGGTACTTGGAAAGGAATGAGTGCAGCTTATATGGCTGTAGAAATTATTAACTCAGGAAAGAATATTAAATTTGATTGTGTAGACACTTGGGATTTTGTTCCATCACAAACAGAAATACCTTTACATATGTTTGATAACTTATATGAAGTATTTTTAAAAAATATAGAACCTGTAAAACATCAAATCAATCCTGTTAAAGCATTATCTTGGGACGGCGCGGCATTTTATAAAGATAATTCATTAGATTTTGTTTTTATTGACGCGGCTCATGATTATGAAAGTGTTAAAAAAGATATTAACGCTTGGTATCCTAAAGTTAAAAAAGAAGGAATAATAGGTGGACATGATTACACATGGTGTGATGATGTAAGAAGAGCAGTTAATGAATTTTTTAAAAATAAAACAATTTATGAATCTGAAGGATGTTGGTTTGTTTTATTAAATGAAAATAATGAAAATATTTAGCAAATTTTTTAATCCAAAAACATTTGAAGAAAAACTATCACATTTAAAACATGTAGATTTTTCTTTATTTGTAGATGAAATTCCTCAAAAACAAGATGATTTTTCTTCTATTAATATAATGGTACTAGCTGAACCAAATGAATATTTTAATTTACATGATTGGACTATTCAAAATAAAAATATGTTTCAAGCTATATTAACTTGGAATGATAAAATATTAAATACTTGTGATAATTCTTTATATTTTCCATTTGGACAAACTTGGTTTAAACCAGACCAATATGAAAAAGAGCATAATAAAAAATTTGAAATAGCTCATTTATGTGGTGTTTTATTAAAATCTTATGGACATCAAATGCGTCATGAAATTTTAGTTAGAGAAAATGAATTTAAAACACCTACTAACTTTTATAAAACAATAGGAGATAGACACAATGAAGATGATGCACGTATTGGTAAAGAAACAGTATTTGGAAATTCACAATTTGGAATAGTAATTGAAAATTTTTCTCATAGAGGATACTTTAGTGAAAAAATATTAGATTGTTTTTTAATGAAAACTATTCCTATATATTGGGGATGTTCAGATATTTTTGAATTTTTTAATCCGTCTGGAATAATTCCATTTAAAAATGTAGATGATTTAATTTACTTATCAAACGGGTTAACTCCTAATTATTATAATTCTCATAAAGAAGCTATAGAAGATAATTATCAAATAGCACTACAATATGTTAATTATGAACAAAGTATTATAAATAAAATAGAAAAAATATTTAAATTGAATAATTTATGATTCAAATATTAATACATACTCTTCCACATGAAATAGACCAATTAGAACAACTTTTAATTCGTTTAAAATATAATTCTAATTATCTAATTAATGATGAAAAAATATTAGTA